TATGAATCAACATACCCGCACCCCCTATCCCATGTCAGATGTTCGTATGGTTAAAGGTATGCAGGAATATATCAATAAAACGAGAAGTCTTATTATCGCCCATGCCACTACTAGTACCAATACAAAAATTTTAATACCATCTGGTTCGGTAGACATGAGGGAGTTTGAGCAGAAATGGGCTCAGCCTGGAGTAGCCATCGAGGTTGATTTTGATCAAGGGCAGCCAACCCCCGTTCAGCCAACTCCCTTACCGAACGAACTATACTCAAACGAAATGACAGCAAAAAACGATATAGACCATCAGCTTGGTTTATATGAAATGACTATGGGTAATGCAGCGGTAGCACCGCATACATACAAAGCTACAGTTAGCTTAGATGAATTTGGTCAACGCAAAATGAAAAGCAAACTTGCAGATATAGAAGCAGGTTTAAACAGACTTGGCCAAATAGCAATCCCAATTATGCAGCAATTATACACAACTCAAAAAGTATTTAGATTGTTACAACCAAACAATAGCATAAATGAATACGTGGTTAACAAAAGAATGTTTGATGAGAAGACGCAAGAAATAAAAGTCATTAATGATATTACAGTAGGGAAGTATGATGTTGTAGTAGTTACAGGCTCTACTTTACCAACTAATAGAATGGCACAACTTGAAATGTATATGGATGCATATAAGAATGGTATTATAGATAAGCAAGAAGTATTAAAGAAAACAGAAGTATTTGATATGGAAGGCGTATTACAAAGAACTGATTTGATACAACAGTTACAAAGCCAGTTAAGTCAGGCTACTGAAACTATCAAACAAATGCAGGGCGACCTGCAAACAAGAGAGCGTGAAGTTTATCACGCTAAGATGAAAGCCGAAATCGAAAAAACAAAGTCCAATTTAAAGGGAACTGAAAATAGGGCTAAAATGTCTGGCACTCTTTTTGAGAAACGCCTAGATGACGCTTTAGGGCAAGTAAAAAGAGAAGTCTCAGAGACTTCAAAAACAGACTCACCTTCTTCACGCCCTAAGAAGAAGCAGTCACAAGAATAGGATAAATTATGGCAGAAGAGCAAGTATTAGACACCCCTCCAGTGCAAGAAGCAGTTAAAGAAACACATTCTGTTGACTTGCAAGATGAGGGCTCTTTAGTTGATGATGTCATATTTGGTGGTGAATCAGGTAGTATAGAGGAAGCCTTTGATACTGCTACTGAGGAAGTTGCAGCTCCTCAAGAGCAAGTTGAAGAACCTACTCAACCTACTGAGGATAACGATCAAGTAAGGTATCAGTATTGGCAATCAGAAGCTGATAAGTTAAAGAACCAGAATGAAGTGTTGATGCAACAATTGCAACAACAACAGCAGGTTCAACAAGTTCAGCCTCAAGAAGAGCCAGCACAAGAACCAGAACCAGAATTTCCAGACCCACCAGAGAGACCGCAAAAACCTTATAATTTTAATATGGAAGAAGCTATGGCTGACCCTTCATCTGAAAGTGCTAGATTTATACAACAAGAAGAATCTTGGCGTAATGAGATGGATGAGTACAAACAGATGCAGTTTGATTATCAGATGGCTATGTTACAAGACGAACGAGAAGCTATGAAAGAACAAAGACAAGCTGATATACAACGCAAAGAAGCAGAGCTTAAGCAGGCAGAACAAGTTAACAATGTTAAGCAACATGTAATGACGCAGTATAAAGTTGATGAAAATGTTGCTAATGATTTTGTTAGAGTAATGTCTGACCCTAACTCTATTAGCCTAGATAACCTATGGAAATTATATTCCACAGATAAAGGATACAGCTCCCCAGCACAACCTGCAGTCCCTTCAAAAGAGTTTCAGCAGGTTCAAAGGGCACAGCAAGTTCCTCCATCTATGGGGGTAATGCCCTCTCAAAATAGACAAAACGAGGGTTCTATAGAAGATAAAATCATGGACAGTATGATTACTGACTATGGGAAGCAGAACCCATTTGATTAACTAGGAAACTATGGAGTAAATTATGGCAAACGTATTTAGTATCACCTCTGGTGGTGGAATGCAGTCATCAAGTATTGATCATTCTAGAAGAATGTTCAACTTTGGTGAGAGAGTTGCTGAACTCGCTCCTAAACAGTCTCCATTCTTTACATATTTGTCTAAAGTTGCAAAGAAACCAACTGACGATCCTGTTTTTAAATTTTTAGAACAGCGTCATCAGTGGCAGAGAAGAAATTTTGAAGCTAGAGCAGCTAAAACAACTGCTGCTTATTCTAGTGGATGGAATCTAACCAATCTGCAGGTTGATTGCTTATATGACAAGTATGGACGTGTTGTAACCACTGCGGTTCAACCTAACTTCTTATTAAATGGACAGATTATTGCAGTTGAAGGTGAATATGATGCAAACGGTTCTGATGCTGGTGCAGGTTCAGAAACTGCTGCTGTTGCATACTATAAGATTAGTGCTGACCCAGACTTGACAGCTAACGCTGCTTACGTAGAAGTAGATGCTACTTTTATTAAAGCAGTTTATAAGCCAGATGGTACAAACGCTGGTGCAATAGCTCCTGCTGATGCTTCTAAATTTATCATTCGTGATAATGGTAAAGGGCAAGTAGTAGGTTCTGCATTTGCTGAAGGTTCAACTGATCCAGAAGGATGGAAAGATGAGTTCTACGATAGAGAAGGTTATTGTCAAATTTTTAAGACAGCTATCTCTTTATTTAGTGGAACTTCATTAGCTACACGCTATCGTGGTGTGTCTAATGAATACAAGCGAGTATGGCAAACTAAATTAATGGAACACAAAATGGACTTGGAACACGCAATGATGTTCGGAGTGGGTTCAGACGATTCAACAACAACAGGGCCAGTAAGACGCTCTTGGGGTATTATCCCTTACACCGAAGCTTATGGAAAGATTAAAACCTTTCAGTATTCTTCATCGTCTTATGATGACTTTATTGATGCAATGGAAGATGTCTTCTCACCTGAATCAGGAAATAGCGGTAACAAGTTAGTTCTTGCCTCACGTAGAGTGTTAAGCTACTTTAATAAGCTTGGCGGAAATTCTTTCTTAGGAAACACAATGGCACTTGGACATACTGCTACAAGTAGTGGTGGTTCAAATGGTTATTCTATGGATATTCAAAACATTAAAGGTTCATTTGGCCACTTGGTCACTAAGGTAAATACCCTATATGGTGATTTACATTTAGTTGAATCTCCATTGTTGAGAGGTATCTGGGAAGACTACGCTATAATGATTGATCTTAAGAACGTAGCTTACCGTCCATTAGCTGCTAATGGTGTATCTCGTGATACGCAAATTATCACTAATGTACAGAACAACAATGTTGATGGAAGAAAAGATATCGTATTGACCGAAGCAGGTCTTGAAATATCTTTACCTGAAACTCATACCTTGTTAAAGTTCTCGTAATTCAGTAATTTAGAGGGGGTCATTATTGGCCCCCTTTACTGGAGGGTAATATGAAAATAGTGACAAGTAATGATATTGGTGGTACTTGGCAATCTGGAAAAAAAGAAAACAACAACAATAACAGAAGGCAACAAAACACCAATACAAAAACAAAAAAGGCTAAGAAAAAATAATGGCATTTGTAGATGAAGTAGGATATTATGCTGGAAGTACTAGTGGTAAAACAGCTGAGGTTTCAAAGTTTCTAGCCAATGGTGTACAATGGGTTATTAATCAAATAGAAAAAACTAACCCAGATATGTTACCTTTATTTTCGTCTTTGCAAACATTAAATGATGGCGTTAGAACATTAACTTTAGGTACTAATGCAAAAATTATAGATGTAATAAGAAGAAACGGTAACGCATCAACTGGTGAAGAGCTAAAATGTAGCCCAATAAATGCAGCTTTTAGAAGTAATGCTAAAAATGTAGATAGCATTTATTACGCAAGTAAAAATTCACCAGTTTATTATATTGACAATGCGGTTCTCAATATACTTCCTATTCCAAATAACGATGAAATAGCAAAAATAAGTATAGTGCTGCCAGATACGTCAGTAGCTCATAATGATAGTGCTATAGACAATTTTCCTTCTGAATTATATCATGCAGTAGTTTTGTATGCAGCTGGTCAATTAATTTATAACAAAATGTCAGCTACTAATGCTAAGCTTCCAACTGATCTAGATGCTGATACTACTGTTTTTGACGCAATAACTGATTTGTCAGGTACTGTTTCTGTGTCTACAAGCTTGCCTAGTTGGTCTACTAGTAAGAGTTTGCCAGGTAGTATTACTTTAGCATCAAACCTACCTTCTGACTTTAGCGTAAGTACAAATCTGCCTACTCTTAATATTCAAAGCTCTTTAAATTCTGAATACATAGATGCATTAGCTTCTGCAAAAAATCTTATAGATGTTGACATGACAGACGATGATGGAGCCGTTGCTCAATCAGCTACATATTGGCTAAACGATGAAGATGAGGACATGGTTCAGTCTACCTTAAACACTGCAGCACAAGAGTTACAAAGAGCTTCTAGTTATCTTGCAAAGTTTCAAGCTGATATTAACAAAGAAGTTCAACAGTTTACAGCTGACATGCAAGAATATCAAGCTGAGATACAAGAAGAGCAGGCTAAAGCAAATGCAGCAGCTCAAAAAGTTAATACTGAAATATCATCTGATTCTACAATAGCCCAAACAGATGTAGCCATATATCAAGCTGAGCTACAGAAAGAACAAAATAGATTTAATGCTGAAATTACTAAATACACAACAGAGCTAAACAAGGTAATACAAACATTGGACTACGAACTTCAAGAATTTAACGCTAACGTGCAAAAAAAGATTAGTCTGTATACAACAGTTATTGGTAAATTAACTACAGACTATAACTGGTTACAGGGACAATATCAAATTGTCAAATCAGAGTTAGCTGAGTTTATGGCACCTTACACAACATCTGGTGTTCTAGACTCAACTGTAGAAGGAGTTAAGCGATGAAACTTAAAGAAATGGTTGAACTAGTCCAACAACT